CGCCGCCGCCGCCGCCGCCTCCGCCGCCGCCGCCGCCTCCGCCGACGCCGCCGACGCCGACGCCGCCGCCCACCGCGCCGACGCCGCCGCCCACCGCGCCGACGCCGCCGCCCACCGCGCCGCCGCCGCCTCCGCCGACGCCTCCGCCGACGCCGACGCCGCCGACGCCGACGCCGCCGCCCACCGCGCCGCCTCCGCCGCCCACCGCGCCGCCGACCACCGCGCCGCCGCCTCCGCCTCCGCCTCCGCCGACGCCGCCGACGCCGCCGCCGCCGCCCACCGCGCCGCCTCCGCCGCCCACCGCGCCGCCGACCACCGCGCCGCCGCCTCCGCCGACGCCGACGCCTCCGCCTCCGCCGACGCCGCCGACGCCGACGCCGACGCGAACTGCACGTCATCCCGAGCTCCGCCGCCTGCGACGCCTTCGCAGAGCACGGCAACTCGATCGCACGCGGCGAGCACATTCTCGTCTTTGGTGTTGCGCCTCGCGTCGCGAACGATGAGCGCTTTCACTGCGTACTCAGCGCGGTGCCACTGATCTGCCGTCCGAGGCGCACGCAGCACTGCAGCCAACCGCTGCGCGAACCCGAGCCACTTCTCCTCGGTCCCGCTGTCATCCATCCACGGGATGAGATTCGCGAACCACCTCGGAAGCTTGTCCGCTGGGCAAGCGCTCGCGGTATTGTCTTCGGCCACTTCGTCGAACAGAGCGGCGAGCCAGCACGCTGTATCGCGGCCCTCTGCATCCTCGCCAGTCCACTTTCGACGCACGAGCCTACCCTCGCGCATGTACGTCTCGAACCTGTCGATGTTCATCTCGCTCATGGCTACACCGCCATTCCCTTCTCATCGCGCGGCACGTCGTTCGCCGCCTTGGCCGCCCGGGGCCTGCCGGCATCCTTGCGCGTGGCGCGCGGCTTCGGCGCCTTGGGGTCGAGCGCGCGGATGGTGGCCTGCGCATCCTCCAGGCGTTTCTTCTCCTCGCGCTCGAGGCTGTAGCGCACCTGCTTCAGCTGCAGCGTGTTCGCGTCTTCGAGCAGCAAGCGCAGCTGCATGTCGAACGTGGTTTCCGTGTCGCTCATCATCCTGTCGATATCTTGCATGTCATCTCCTTCGCCGCTGTGAGCGGCATCAAACCTTTTGCAACTCGCACACAGCGAGTCGGGCACGTCCACCGGGACCTCGCCGCACAGTCCGCACAGCTCGTAGTCATCGCGATCGCCAAGGTCCAAGCCCTCGACGTCTGAGCAGTCGAGGTAGCTCATAGCTGGTCCCTCTCGTCTTCCGTGAGGCCGTCGTGCCAGCGCTCTCCGTCGTGCTCGGCACCGTCGCCGTCCGTGTGCACCAATATTCCGCGATCGCGCTTCTGCCGCTGGAAGCGGCGAGCCTCCTCGAACGTGCTGAACTCCTGCGTATGCGGGTTGCCGTCCGGATACGCCCACGTGCATCGGTACGGCGCGCTCACTTGCCCCTCGCTTCGTCGATGCGCCGGTCATCCTCACGGTCGCGCGCAGCCTCGCGCCGCTCCATCTCTCGCGTCCAACAGACTTCGCACTCTTCGGGGTTCCAGCCACCGCACTCGACGCACTTGTACTTGGGCTTTGTCATGCTCGCCTTGGCCATGTTCACTCCGCAGCCGTTAGCTGCGCCTCCGCTTCAAGCTCGTCCTGTAGCTGTGCGCGCAGCCGTTGCTCGCTGAGCAGACTGTTGCGGCTCTCCCGCAGCTTGCGCCGCCAGAAGGCTTCCCGTTCCACCGAGCGCTTGAGCTCGCTCGCGATGAGCTGTTGCAAGTTGACCATGTGTGATTCTCCCGGTTTGTTTGGTTTGACCGCTCGCATGCGGCAGCAGCCAACGGCTGCGCGTCGCATGCGAGCGGTCAAACGTCTTAGTCCTCGACGGATCCGCCGTCGCCGTAGCCGTAGCCGGAGCCGTAGCCGGAGCCGTCGCCGTAGCCGTCGCCGTAGCCGTCGCCGTAGCCGTCGCCGTAGCCGTCGCCGTAGCCGTAGCCGGAGCCGGCGCCGTAGCCGTCGCCGTAGCCGTAGCCGTAGCCGTCGCCGGCGCCGTAGCCGTCGCCGTAGCCGGAGCCGTAGCCGGAGCCGTAGCCGTCCATGCCTGCGCCTCGAAGAACACGGACGAGAGAGGATCCGTCCTCCTCTAGCTCGCAAGCGGCGACGGCCAGAGCAACAGGGATCGCCGTGGCAGTTGGCGCGTTGTCACGGCGCCACTCGCGCACGCCATCAACGCAAGCGCCTGCATCGCACACGGCCTCGACAGTGAGCCATGCGTCTGCGGGCCGGTCGTTCACTTCGCAGCCTCCCACGCCGCGATGGCAGCCTCGGTGCAGTCGCTGACCGACGTCAGCCCCGGAAGCCACACTTTCGGCGCCAGCGCGCCGAGCTTGCTGGTCGACGTGGGGCCGCTCGCCGCGAGCTGATCCACGCCCTTCGTCGTGCCCCAGTAGATCGCCATGCGCGCGTTCGTGAGCACGCACGATTCACGCTCTTCGTTGTGCGACTCGAGATATCCGAAGTAAACGCCGCGGTACTTCGTGGTGATGATGACTGCTCGCTTGGTGGTTTCCATGTTCTGTCACTTTGTTATGAGTCGTGAGTAGCTGCGGCGGATCAAGGGGTAAGAGGGCGCCGTTAGTCCTCACCGCCGCAGCTTCCAATCACTCGCAGAACTCGATGCCGCTCACAGCTTCATAGCCATCCCGAAACTCCGGCCACGCCGCACGCGCGCCGCCGTCCACAAGCCCTTTGTCCTCGGCCCATGCGTTGAACGCGCCGAGGTGATCTGCGTCCCACGCGTCCTCATACCGACCGCCTCGGTTGTGCCTACCGAGCTCGGCCGCAGCATCCTCGCCAGCCGAGCGCGCCCAGTATTCGAACGTCGCCCGAGCGCTGTAGCCGCCGAAGACGCGCAGGCATTGCTCGAGGCACAGCGCGCTGAAGTCCAGGGTGATTGCGTTGCCGTCCATGTGTTGACATATGGCAACATCCGCGGCGCCCGTCAAGAGGATTTATTGCCATTCGTCAATATTCGACATTGAGCGCCCTACGCGCGTACACTCACGCTCTTTCAGGTGGGGGACTCACACTGTGAACAACGCACTCTTATTTGCCGTTGCAGCGATGCTTGCCGCTTGCGTGGGCGATCCGGTTCCAGGACCTGAAGGGATGCGTGGGCCGAGTGGTTCGGCTGGGCCAGCTGGGCCAGCAGGCGCCATTGGCCCTGCTGGCAGCTCCTACAGGCCGGTGTTCTGGGTCAGATGCATCGCGCCGCTCGACCTGGTTCGCGTCGGCGCTTCCGGGCTGCTCGAGCGTGGCGTTGACGGCAAGGAGGAGACCGAGCTCTTTTACACGCTGCTCATCTACACCAACGGAGACGTCGACGCTGAGTGCAGCGCTGCCATCGGGAGCCAGCAGGCCGGTTCAGAAGCTGTTTACTACCCAGAGATCACGAACGGCGCGAGCAGCGGCGCATGCGTCGCCAACGCTGAGTTTCCTGGAACCGCCGCAGCCGGAGCTGCGATCGGAGAGGTAGTCGGCTACTGGTCGTTTGCCATCGACGCCGCGCTGCCCCGAGCGGCGTACGTAGATGCTGACAACCCCCTCGGACTCAACGGCTTCGGCTACTCATTCACAGAAAAAGACTGCAACGCAACCATGCTCGGCGACAACGGCAAGTGGACCAAGGTCACCTTGGCTGACGTGTTCTAGGTAGCCGAGCCTGAGCCAGCTCATGCTTCAGCCGGTTGATCTCCAGGTCCTTACGCTCAAGCGTCGCGCGCATCTCGAGCAGCTCAGCGCGGCTCTCGATCCGGAACTGGTCGAACGAGTTCATTCGCTCTTCCATGGTGCGCATCCATTGTTTCTTGCGCGCCTCGTCCATTGAATAGACGTTCAGCAGTTCGGCCTCTGAGCGCACCGCGATCAGCTCGTCGTCAAAAAAGATGTCCGGACTGATGTTGAGGCCGTCTTTCACTTTGCGGACTATGTCAGCCGACAGCCCCGTATAGCTACGGCCATTCGGCTTCACCAGCTTAGTTAGGTGGGTGTACTCGATACCTGTGCGCTTAGCTAACTCAGGCATGTTCACGCCTGCGTATTGCGTCATCAGCCGGATCAGCAGCTGAAAGCGGCGGAGTTCTCGGGAAAGACCCTCGACATCAACGGGAGGGTCGACCGTGGTCTTCAACTTTGCCATCTCTGCATTGTCCACAGATGGCACCGGACAGGTGTCTCGGAGAGATTGACAACTATCGTGTTGACAGTTGGCAATGTCCGCAGCACTCTCTGGACATGGATCCTGGCGAGCAACTACGGGAACGACGTCTGAAGCTTGGTCTGACCCAGATTGCGTTGGCGGAGGCGGTTGGCTGTGACGACTCATCGATCTCCAAGTACGAGGCCGGGGAACGAACGCCAACCCTTCGTATTGCCCTGCAACTAGAGCAGGCGATCGGCGTCAAGGCCTCCTGCTGGGTCGCTGTCGCATGAGACCCATCCTGAATCAACCAGGTGCATTTCTGCGCGCCAGTAGTGTGGCGCAGCTCACCAACACGTTGGAGCGAGCACGGGGAGGCGGCGATGCATCAGTGCCGGGGCCCTCTGCTCGCTCGAGCGCGTTCGGTGATTCGCATGCGCTCGCGACGTTCCGCCGCCGTCACTAGGGATTGTCCCCCCTTTCCTCGCAGCTGACGGCGGCGGCGTCGCCCTATACGCAAACCGAAACGATCGGAGGATGACGTGTCGACACGACGACCAGACGAAGAGCATCACCTGTTGCGCCCGTTCGGTGAAGAAGTCGCGCTCGAGAAGGGCCGAGCCATCTCAGAGAAGCTGCACGAGATTCAGCAGCTCGAGCTGAAGATCGCGAGCCTCAAGGCTGCACAAGCCAGCATCAAGGAGCTGATCGAGGGCCTCACCGGCGGCGCGCGCGCGCTCAAGGATGACATCCGCATGGGAAAGCACTTGGTTCCCGTGCAGTGCAAGTGGTCGATGGATACGGACCACTGGCGGCTGATCACGGAGGACGGCGAGGTCATCCGCACCGAGAAGACCACGATGGCCGATCGGCAGGCGGAGTTGTCCCTGTCATGAGCCGCAAAAACAGAGAAGCCGCGCCCCCGTTTCAAAGTTGGCGCGGCATTCCGAAAGAACTACCACCACAACTATATCAGGTCTCGTTCAACGCGCGAGTCGTCGCGCTCGAGCTGTATCGACACGCGCCCAACTACGACGGACGCATTGATGTCATCGGCGCTTGGGACGTGGCTCTGTGCCGCTTGATGGGCGTCGACTCGATCGCCAGGGCGAACGTCTGCCGAATCTTCCGGAAGCTCCAGGAGGCCGGAGCGCTGCACGTGTTCGACAGCTTCGTGATCGTTTGGGGGGGCAAATTTTTGCCCGCACACCCCACCCAAACGACTGTAGCCACCCAACAGCCACTCGATAGCCACTCGATAGCCGGAGGGGGGCCACTCGATAGCCGGAGGGGGGCCACAGAGGGTCCACTCGCTAGCCGGCCCAAGTCAAGTAATTGTAATGATTCATTTCACGACCGACAGATAGATAGAAAGATAGAAGAGAGAGAGAGTCAGACGCGGGAGCGCGCGCACGAGAGCTCCGCTCGATTCGAAAAACCGCCAGTCGGAGAGGCGCCGCCGAACGTACCGCCGAGCGCTGCCGCAGTGCCTTCGTGGCTCGCTGCCTGGAAGGTCGTCGAGCGCGTCACCGACAAGACCGGGATGCTCGGACACCCGGGAAGGCACCAGGAATGGCTCCAGCAGCTCGCTGCTGCCGCGGAACGCGAGGTGACGTGTCAGACATCCTACAGCTTTCCCGAGGCCACTGAGCGCCTCGTACGCGCTTGGATGGCAGATCCTTGGGTAATCAAGAATGATGCAGACATTGGCAACATGGGGGTGTGGCTTCGGAAGCGGAAGCCGCCGACGACCAAGCCGATCGTGCCGGCGCGGCTGCGCGACCGGAGTCTGACCGATGCAGAGTTGCTGGCGGTCGATGAGTTCGAGGAGTGCGAGCTCGACAGCTGGCAGAAGCAGCGCCGCTGGGAGCTGCAAGCGCGACGCGACTCGGCCGACAGTCGCAAGCTGCGCTCGATCGTCGGAGGCGCGTCATGAGCGCCGATGGACATGGGCGCGAGGCGCCGCCGGAGAACCTCGGCGAGATGCTGACTGCGATCGCGCACCGCGACACCGAGCGGCTGGCGATCGAGGTGTACCAGAAGCTGAACGAGCATTCGCCGCGGCATGTACCGCCGCCGAAGAACGTCAGCGACCCGGCTGCAATCGAGCGGTGGAGACGCGGTGGAGAACTTCCGGACACGCTGTTGAGTGAGTTCGCGTTGTGGCTGAGCCACACGAAGAACCGCTCTACAGTTATCGAGGAAAACATGCGCCGGCTGCGCGCGACCACTTGGGCGCAGATGCGCTTGCGCAACGTGGGCGACTACTGGGACGTGCTGGCCGAGTGGCATCGCGACCAGTGGGGAATCGGCGAGGTCTGCGAAGACAGCGCGGACCGCGAGCTGCAGGTCCAAGCGGTCGCACGCAACGGAGCGCGGCGATGATCGCTCGCACCAAGGCGACTGCGGAGCAGCTCGAGCATTACTACGGCGCGCGCGGCAAGAAGGCACCGAAGCGGCGAGCTCGCACTCCGCGCATGGTCGAGCAGAAGTTGTTTCTCGACCACGGAGAGTGGGAGCTGCAGCTGCCGCTGTACGTCGAGGGCAACAAGGAGCGCGAGGGGCGCTTCGCCAACGCTGCGCGCTGTAAGCCGCAGGTCAACGCCACGCTGCTCGCGCTGCAAGCGTATCTGCGCGGAATCGACCGCGACTGGATCGATGCCATCCACTTCACACGCCTCACCACGGGTGACGACGGCTTGGATGACGACAATTTGCCTGGCGCGTTCAAGCACGTGCTTGACAGCACGAGCCTGTGGATCGTGAAGGGCAGCGACATCACGCCGCAGGACAGACGCAACATCGGACAGTTTGACGGGCGACTCAAAAAGCAATGGAAGGAAACCGGGAAATCATGGCCACCAACGTACGAGCAAATAACCAAGCACGAAGCGCACGGGATTCGCATCCGGCTACGGCTTACACCGCCATCCGCATCTTCGCCCGCGCCGTGAACGCGCTCGATGAAGCTGCGAATGACCTCGAGGCCGCGAACTTCCGGCAGTACGCAGGCACCTTCAAGCGTTTCGCGAAGACGCTCCAAGCGTTCTGTGTGCGCGCGTCGTCGACGCTGATGGCTGCAACGAACGCGGAGGCTGCGAATGACTAAGCGCGCGAGCAAGGTGGACGTCATCATCGAGCGCGATCGGCTGTATGCCGAGCATATGTATCGCAAGGAGAAGGGCTCTCCTGGCGGCGCTGAGCGCGAGCCGAAGCGCAGCGATCACCAACGCCTCAGCAGTAAGCCCGGAGCGCTCGAGAGCTTCGTGCTCTGGCTGTTGGGTGACTGACGACTGATGCCACGCAACAATATCAAGCCATCGACACGATGCACATGGTGCGACGGGCCGCGCACGGACGCGAAACAAAGTCTCTGCCGCGCGTGCCACACAGACTACGTGCGCGTGTGGCGCAGGCGACGCAAAGTGCAGATGAACACTGCGCGCAAGAGCATGATGGATCTCAAATGATCCGTACCTTGCAAGCTGTGAGATGTAAGAGTAACGAGTGACCTGACACTGACTAGTTGTTACTAATAACCGGGAGACACGAGATGACAATCGAATGGAAGTCGCTTCCGCAATCGGAAGCGCTGGCCGAGCTGAAGTCTGGGCTCGAGTGGCGGCGCGATATGCTGAAGGCGCTGCAGGAGCTGGGTCCGGATGGACTCCAGCCACAGCAACGCATCGAGACGCGGGGCCGCAAGCCGAGCAGCAACGGCAGCGAGTTCCCTCAAGACGCACGCGGTGCGCTCGACCCTGAGGTGAGCTCGTGAAGCGCTGCATTCGCTGTAAGAAGAACGACGTCCAGGCGCCCGCGCGCATGTGCCCCGACTGCCAGCGGGAGATTTACGACAACTTCGTAGAGCGCCTCAGCCCCGAAGCGAAGCGACGAGCGAAGGAGCAGGAGTCATGAGCAGCAGCTGGTATTGGGGCGCGCTGTCAGCTGCAGCGTTCTTGCTGTTCGTCGGCTGGTCGATCGTCCGAGCGGGGAAGGGAGACTGACGCCCATGGACAACAATCTGTTGTACTGGCCCGACATCACCCCGGGCTTCATCCTGTTCGCCGCGGTCTTCACAGGGCTGCTCATCATGACCGGCAACGCGCTGAAGGCTGCAGGCCTGAGCGCACGCAGCGGCCGGTTCGCGCTCATCTTCTGGAGCGTGGGCGGGATTGGGATAGGCGTCTACGTGGCGGTGTTCTCGTGAAGGTCGTGCTGGTGCTGGTCCTTGTGGCCGGCGCGTTCATGATCTTCTCCGCGTATCAACGTGGAGGCATGGCTGCGCTCAAACCTGTCAATGCGTTCACTGACGACTACTGGAATGGGCCGAAGTCTCAGCCGGAGAATCGCTGGTGAACAACGTGTTCGCGTTCCTGTGCAACCACCCACTCAGCGCGCTCGGCGTGGCGATCTACCTGCTGGGCGAGGTGGCTAGCTTCGGCATGACGCCGAGCATGCCCAAGGACCCTGGCACGGGCTTCATCGACCCAAGCGCGAACGCTCGCTACCACGAGACGCTCGACAAGCGCATTGCAGGCCATCGCACGGGCACACTGGCGACGTGCGTAGGGCTGGCATGCTTCGCACTCGACGCATTTTTGAGTTTCCAATAACCGGGAGATAGAGACATGGGAGCACGAGCGAATCCGGAGTGCAGGCGCGTCCTGCAGACACGCACCGAGCAGCTGCTACTCACAGCGCTGGGTGAGAGCCCGAGGCCGCTCAGCGTCGCGCAGCTGATGGTGGCGCTGAACTCGAAGAACGAGGACGGATTGCGGCGAGCGATCGCAGGCCTTGAAGCGAGCGCGACGCTCAGGCGCGTAGGCGAGGAGCGTCCGTTCTCGTGGGTTCTGCGGCGGTAGTGAGGTCACCCCCTGACGCCTCCGCCAAGGCACTGCGGCGTCAGCGTACGAGGGTAGGGTGGTCTGGCAACTGGCCGCCCTACCCTGATAGCATCGCAACATTGTCAGGTAGCTCAATGGTCGAGCGCGTGCCTGTTGAGCACGAGTATGGTGGTCCGACTCCACCCCGGACAGCCCACAGGCTGCTTGCAAGCGGACTGTGTTTCCATGCATGGGGAGGGTTTTTAGAGGAACCAAAGAACAACCTCTACGCGCGCAGAGCGTCAGCACGCTGACAGGCCGGAAAGACGGCCACTAGAACCGGGAGAAGGGGAGATGGACATTGCCTACGCAATCCACTGCGCGATGGTGCGCGGCTGCAACGCGCTCGCGACGCAGCGACCGCAATACGCCCTCGCCTACCACGCCATCCCGTGGCTGGTTGACGCTGTATTTCTCGCGTATTTCGTGCTTACAGCGTGGTTTGGACTGCGCGTGCAGTGCGAGATGCTTGGCATGGTGACGCGCAAAAACCTCGAGTCACCGAAGGCGTTGCAGCCTGGCGACCCGAGGTTCACGCCTCCCAGAAAGCAGCTCGACGACGGCTCGATCATCGAGGCGCGCTTCTCGCCACGCGGTGAGCTGCTGCACTACGAGCCTGTGCGCTACGGCGAGTCAGTGGCGTCGGTGGTTACGACGTCGCGTCAGCAGCGGTAGCGATAGGCTCGCAGCCTGTGCCGCCGCAGTGCGTGCATGCAGGGTGCTTGCGCGGGCGACCACGCGGTCCAGCTTTGAGCGCTTGCGCGACCTGCTGGCGATCGCAGTCGAGCGTCTTGCGTATCTCAGAGCGCGTACTGCCCTTGCTCGCGAGGAAGCGGATGCGGTCTGCGATGGTGATGCGGTGGGGTTCGGTCATGACGCCTTCTCCGGCATGTGCACGCGCCACGACATGTCCTCGCCCTCTTCCTCGCCCTTGTTCGCCCAGAACTCCCAGATGCCATTTGCCAGAACGTTGCTGTCGCACTCTACACACAGCGTCTCGAAGTCAGACTCGCTGTAGTCGTCGAGCGTGACGATCTCATCGTGGCTGCGGCTGCGGGCGATTGCCTGTGCTGCGGTCATGACGCCACCTCCACCGTCACGAGGTCGCCAACCGGCATCCACATGCGAGTGCCGCTGCGCCAGCCTACCCACGCCTGACCGTCGTCCGAGAGGTCAAGCACACGGCCTGTGTCTCCGCGGTCGTCCTCTGCGAGTCCGCGCTCGATCACTGGCGAAATCCCCACGATGTCCCCGATGCTGATTGAGTTGAAGCTCATGACGCCACCTCCAGCGTGCCGCGCTCTGCCGCACGCTCTGCCGCAAAGCGCTCCGCACGGCTGTAGATGTCGGGCCGCGATGCCATGTGCTCAGCGTTAGCCCGCAGCTCGCGCGCCGTCTCCAGCTTCCCCTCGGTCGTCTCTAGCCATGCCGCGTAGTCCATCGTCGCTCTCCCGGTTTGCGCCAGCATCTTGCTGACAACAGGTATATGCGCCTCGACGCACCGTCTGTCAACGACTAAAGCAAAAAGAGTTGTCAAGCGAGCATGCACTCAGGTGATTGACAGTTTGTCACAGCGAGCTGCACGCTCAGAGCGTCAATGCCTAGGCGTAACGACCCCCGCGCGCTGCCTGACGGCCGGGTAGCTGAGTGGAGAGAGCGAATGGCCGATCGCGTCACACTGGCTGACGGCACGGCGCTCGACATGCTCGACCCACTCAGCATCCGCGCATACGTCCGCCGCACGCTCGCCATGACCACTGAGCCATCACAGGGGCAGCTGAGGCGTCTGGAGATGCTCGAGGACCATGCAGCCAAGCTCGAGGCTGAGGCGCCCGCGCAGGGCCTTCCTGCCAAGCTCGTGCTGGTCGACGCCAAGGACGCCGCTGAAGAGCTGGCAAAGCGTCTGGGCACTCGGTAGCCAGCAGACCCAGACCGCGCTGCCGCCCGTCGCGAGCTCCCGGACTCCGCGCCCCAGGAGGGGCCATCCAGGGTATCGAGATGGGCGGTATACATGTCTATGGCAAACCGGGGTGGGCCTATAAAATAGGCAAGATTGGGCGCCATTGGTGATAGGTGTATCATCTGCATCATGCCCAGACGACGTCGCCGCCTACCCGCTGAGCTGAGGAGTGAACGCGAGGAGGACCGCGAGCGAGCGGTCGAGCGGTTCATCGAGGATGGCGGTCGCATCAAGCGCTACTCGCCCTCTGGCAAGCTCGTCACGAGCTACGGCATCGACGACAGCACGTCGAAAGAGGACTGAAACTGTCCTCAGCCACTTGACACTGTCAGGGCAATCGAATTCGATACCTAGTGATGAAAGCATCACTGATGGCCCTGGTCTCGGCGCTGTTGCTCGGCGCCATCGTTCCACCCTCCGAAGCGCATGCGGCGTGCGCGACGGGACAAGGTCTCGAAGATCTCGCTTGGGACTTCGCGTGGAACTACATGCACAACGTCGCGTTGGAGTGCGACAGCAGCTATCAACAGGTAGGCAACTGCCTGCCAAACCATCAGCACACGATGACCTGCAGCCAGCATGGCACGCCGCGCTTCTGGCAAATCAAGCTGGCATCGCAATGCGGTCTCAACCAAACGCTGATGACCACGCAAATCTGGTACAGGCCCACGACAGAATGGGTGTGGTTCACCTCGTTCTCTTGTGGCTGCAACGCTCAGCAGACGGGCTCAGTTTGCTCATTCTGATCATGCACGCGCTGTATCCCGCCGGGATGTGCGCCTGCGCGTTCCTACAGTTCGCCCTCGTCGCCAACAGCCTGTACCGGCGCACGTTCGACCGATGGAACGTATTTCTTCTCGCCTCGGGCTGCTTGGCGATGGCCCTCGCTCTTGCTGACTGCACGCTCAACACGCATCCGATCGGACACCGCATCGACCCAGGCATCACCATCGTTGGCACCAAGCCAGCGCCGCCGTATGTCGCAGGCGCGCACGGAGGTGCCAATGGCGATGACTGAATGCCGGCATGAGCTTGACCCGACCTCGACCTTCGCGACGTGCATGCATTGCGGACAGTCGTGGGACCTTGCCGATGATTGCTACTTCGCCACGTGCGGTCATCGAGCGCAGCAGGTGTCATGCCCGCGCGTGCCCCGGCCGCCAGCGCCTTGGCAGCCAACAGCCGGAGCGAATGGCGATGACTGAACGCACGCGGCGCTGCCTCGACTCCGCGCTCAACGCGCTCACGTGGTCGTTCGTCGGCGCGGCCCTCGCACTGTGTTGGGTGCTGGCCTCGTGCACCGGTACTCGCAGCTTCTTGCCAGCAGGCTCGCAGTGCCCCGATCGCATACCAGTGTTCGATGGTTGCTACCCGACCGCCAACGCCGAACGCATTCGCGAATGCGTGACCAAGCACGACTGGGACGGAATATGACCGGTGGCGTTCCCAAGCGCGGGCGACCTGGTAGCGGCCGTATCCTCGACGGCCTCAGCGCCGCACGCCTCACCGCGTATTGCCACCGTAGAGGATGGGCGAAAGCTACGCGCGAGGCCGGCGTGCCCGAGACGACCATGCGCAATGCGCTCGCTGGCAAGCACGTGCATCCAGACACGGCGGCGAAGCTGCAAGCGTTCGCGGATACACTGAGCGCACCCACCGACCAACCAAAGGCTGCCGAATGAGCATGCTCGACCACATACACACGTTCGCACGCTGCATCGCCGAAGATGGCCACGGCTTCGGTCGTCATCGCGGCGACGTCACCATGACGCTTCCAGAGCGCCAGTGGATGGCGCTTGTGGCCGAGTGCGCTGCGCGCGCAGCGCGCTCGACCTACGTCTGTGCAGCCGTGCCGCGGTCGATGTACGAGCCGATCACGCTCAGCCACGGTTACGGCTTCAACGTGATCGTGAGCGGACCCGCGCGACCCATTCCGACCACGCAACCGGGCGGCTGGGTGACGTCAGAGCAGATGCGAGACGCGCACCTCGAGAACGCAGCCCGCGACCTGGCATCTATCGGAGGCCTCAACCCCGTGAGCGCCGGCGCCGAGGTGAACGTGCCGAAGCTGCTCGTACACGAGCTCGGCATCGGGCGCTTGTATGCCGACGAACCAGATGACGCGTGCGCCGCCGCATGCATTACCTGCGGCGCTGAAGTGCCGGACATCGGGCCGATGAAGACGCCGTACTACTGCCAGGCGTGCATCGACCTACGGAACGCCAAGCCTGTGAAGACGCTAGAGCGCACGCTCGAAGCGATGTACGCCTACGAGCTCGCCGGTAGCGAAGCAGGCGCTCGCGAGCTGCTGCGAAAAGCTAGCGGCGGCATTCTGTACAAGTGCCCCACGTGCGGCGAGCCTGAGTGCACCAAGAACCACTCGGAGTTTGTGTGAGCCTGGACCTCAGCCTCGTTCCGAAAGGGCGCATCGAGAAGATGCTCCGCGATGGGCAGTTATCGCACGCGCATCTCGTCGAGCTTCAGGAGCTCGTGAAGGCCCTGATGCTGGCCTACGACAACAACCACGACTCGCCCGCCCTCGCCCCCGATTCGTACGTGCGCCGCATGCTCGCGCGTGCACTGGAGACCAAGTGACTCGAAAGACCAAGAACCATTCGGAGTTCACATGAGGCTGCTGCCGGCCAACTGTAAGCACCTCTGGTGTCGCGTCCGCTATGCGCTTGGGTTTGGCATCGAGTGGCGCATGAACGACAGCATGAAGGCTCAGTGCGTGCGTTGCGGCCACGTGTTCGAGCCCGTCACGTTCGACATGCCGGAGGACACATGAGCACGTGGGACGCAGCACGCCTCGCCAGCCGCCGTCCGCTGCCGAAGCGCGTGTCATTCATCGGTCGCGATCCGACCATCAGCGACCTGTCGCCCAGGCAAAAGAGCGCCGCCTCTGGCGGCTATTCACCGAGCGACAAGGCCTGCTTCATGTGCGGCTACCACGTCTGCAGCTGCCCGCCGAAGTTCGGCATCGACGCGGCCACCATGAAACTGTGGAACTGAAGCGCGAGTTCCCCGCCTGAATGACCGCAGCCGCCACAGTTCCGGCCTCGACGCAGGACACCCAAAGCCTGATTGCGTCGAGCTACGAGCGTGGTGACCTGTCGTACAAGCTTCAGCGCCATCAGATCGCTGATTACCTAGACTTCCTCGAGTGGAACGATGAGCGCCAAACGCCCGAGCACCGCGCGTGGGTCAAAGAGGTCGATGCGCTCTACGACAACCTGTGGGTGGACGAGTGCGGGCGGCGCCACGGCAAGACCGTGCGCGCTCTATTGCTCGCGGTCGGAGAGATGCTGCGCCGGCCAGGTTCGCGTGGCCTCATCGCAACGCCACTCGCCAAGGCGATCGGCGGCATCATCGTGCCGCTCACCAAGATTCTGTTTCGCGACGCGCCTGAAGGCTACTTCCCGCGCTACGTGCGCTCACACGGCGCTGACGGCCCGGGGCTGCTCATCGAAGCCACGGGCAGCTACTGCAAGCTGATCGGCCTCGACAAGAACCCCGACGCCACCCGCGGCGAATACCTCGACTTCGCGGTCATCTCAGAAGCGGGCTTCGTCAAGGGCCTCTACGAGCTCGTCACGAGCGTGCTCATGCCGCAGTTCCGCTACCGACAGCATGCGTGGCTGCTCATGGAGACGTCGACCGCCAAGGTGGCTGACTGCGAGTTCAACGCCGAGTTCCGCGAAGACGCCAAGCTTCGTGGTGCGTACCGACTCCACCCGATCACCGACAACACCTCGCTCGCAGCCGATGAGCTCGACCGAGAGGAGCGGCGCAGTGGTGGCAAGAACTCAGCGCAGTGCAGGCGCGAGCTCTACTGCGAGCTGACGCGCGACCCAGACGACATGATCGTGCCGGAGTTCGACGAGCTCGTGCACGTCATCGACCCGCGGCAGTACACGCGCCCGAAGTACGCGCACTGTCACGTGGGCTTCGACCCGGGCACCACCGACCCCCACGGTCTCGTGTGGTTCCACTTCAACTGGGAGCTGCAGTGCATCGTCATCGAGGCAGCCTGGGCCCGCAGCAACGCCTCCACGGGCACCATTGCCGCCACCGTGCAGGAGTTCGAGCAGAAGCTGTGGGGCACGCAGCATCGCGCCCCGGGCGAGCGCAAGCGAGAGCTGTCGATCGCCGATGCCATGCTCACCGGCGACGCCAAAGCATGGGACGCGCCGCCCGAAGCGCTGACGTACTGGCACCCGGGCGAATACTCGCTGAAGGCCAACCCCTACAGCCGAGTGAGCGACATTGATAACCAGTTCGTGCTCGACATGAACACGGACCACGGCATGAACGTGCGCAAGGCTGAGAAGGGCCCGGGCACCAAGGAAGCCGACACCGAGCACTTACGCGTGCTGTTCGGCGCGCGCCCGGTGAAGGTCCGCATCCTGAAGAATGGCGACACCGAGCCGCTCATCATGCAGCTGCGCTCGGGCGAGTGGAACACCGACGAGACCGGCCACCGCACCGATTGGAAGCGCACCAAGACGCTCGGCCACTGCGACTGCATCGCCGCCCTCAAGTACGCCGTGCGTGACGTGCTGTGGACGCGCAACCCCAACAAACCGGCGATCGTGGACCCGCGCGAGCTGGACTACCACGTGCCTCACGACATCCGCGACCGCGCGCGCCCGCAGCAAACACAGGCGTACGGCGGCCGAGGCCAACACACGTACGACAGGCCGCTAAGGAGCGGCATCCGATGACAGCTGAAGCACTCAACCCAGACCCCAGATTCGGCACGACATGGCAAAGCGTTGGCACTGACGGCTTTCTGCGCTTCTGGGCTTCGAAGCTCACGCGCGTGGCCAACGGCGCCAACGCCAACGTCTCGGGCCAGGCGTACTGGGTATACATGGACTTCATCGACCAGGTGACGCTGCTGCAGGGCATCACGCTCATGCAGGCGACCATCCAAGGCGCCGGAACGCAGGTCGCCGAAGTGTGCTTTGCGTCGACGCCAGTCGGCCCAAACCGCGCCGGACAGACGCTCACGAAGATCGGCAACGCCGACAGCGCGCTCACCTCGCTCACCGCGGCCGCAACTTCGGTCGTGCGCCCTGGCGCGCCGATGAACGCGAGCATCCCCGCGTTCACGCATCTGTGGTGCGGCTTTCGGCAGGCGATGGGAACCACGCAGGCAGGCTTCGAGTGCCTCTCGGACGACATGCTCCAGGGCGCCGTGCTCATCACACCCGCGTCGGGCGCGCTCAGCGGACCGGGCCCGTTCGCCGGCGCGCTCACCACACTCTCGGTCGCCGCAGTGGCCCCGATGATGTTTGCGACGGTGGACTGAGCCATGCCCACCACAGACATCGTCGCTGTCGCGATAATGATGGCGATATCGCTATCATCAATGCTGGCCTGGGACTTCGGCCGTCGCTGGCTCGCCGAGCAGTCGTCCATGCGCGGCACGATCGAACAGCTCGCCCAGTTCAGCGCGCGGCTCGATGAGCACGAGCGCGTGCAGAAGCAGCTCGCCGAGGACTGGCTCAAGAAGTTCCGCCAGCTCGAAAACGATTGGCGAAAGCTGAAGGAGCACGCCGACAGTCAGATCGCCGGCAGCCTCGCCCAGCTCACCTCGCAGCAGACGCGGGGCTTCAACCGATGAGCGTTACCAACATCACGTCGCGCCGCTCCGAGCGTGAGGCCGTGAAGCTCGCCGAGGACATCGCGAAGCTGTGCGTCGGCCACGACATGACCATCGTCGCATGCGCGCTGATGGGCGCTGTCGCATCGCTGCCGCAGCATCTTGCCGCCCAGGTCTGCATGACCGTTGCGGCCCAGGTCACCGAGAAAACACCAGGACTCAAGACACATGGAAACAACGACCCGCAAGACGTCTGACCACGCGCCAGTGCTCAAGCACGACCACGCCGTGGGCGGAATGCACGAAGAGATCTCCGGCTACGACGACGCTGGTCGCCGCATCTTGCGAATGGTGCCGGACCGCACGCCGACCTACGTCTTCAAGTGCAAAGCCTGTCAGGAAGACGACCGCGCGCGCATGGCAGCGCCGCCCACGCTTCTGAACCTGGAACAGACGCTCTTTCTCATCCCCGAGCCCGAATACGACGGCCAGGTAGCCCGCGCGTACATCGCCGCGCGTTACCCCGAGGCCAAGAACATCGTGTGCGCGTTCCATGCTGAAAAGCTCAGCTACGTGAAGGGCGCGCAAATCGTCGTGGTCACCCGCCGCGGACAGAACGGCAAGATCACAGGCCCGCGCACCAGGCGCACCAAGGACGAAGAGGGCACTTTCTACGACGCGCCAATCCCGCCCGAGACCTACCTGAGTGAGGTCGTGGAGAGCGAGCCGATCGACGTGGCGTCGTGCATGGACGTCGTGCCCGCAACGATGTTCAGCGAGCAACAGGTCGACATGAAAGAGCTCACCAGCCGCCTGGCCGAGCGCGCGGCGCCATTCCGCATCGCGCCGCCCTCGGACCCCAAAGACCGCATGTACGTGATGCGCCTCAACTCGTGAGCAGCCCGTGTGAGGGAGGAGTGATCGCCGATGCCGCAGCCACAGTCGTTTGACGGGCCCACCGTTTCGCAGCAACCCCAACAGCAACAAGAGGACCCGCTTGCGGGCTACTTCGCCAACCTTCCCGCTGACCAGCTGATCGGCGAGCTCAAGAAGCGCGAGACCAACAGCTGGAACGCGCTCCAAAACCGCGGCCTGCCAACGCTCTGGCGCCTCTGCTACGCGCAGGCCTTCGGCATGGACCCGAACACCGCCCGCAACGCAACGCAGCGCCTCGAGTTCTGCGGGCCCCAAGCGCAGTTCATTCGCTTCCGCATCCAGCTCGCGCGCTCGCACGCCAAGCAGCGTAACCAGCTCGCACAGGGCCAGCGCCCGAGCTTCGAATGCGTCGCAGTGAACGATGACGCATCGTCACTCGCGCAGGTCGGCATCTGCGGCAAGGCGATTACGTACGTCTTCAAGCAGGCGCGCGGAGAGTTCGCGCTCGCGGAGAGCGAATCGAGCGACGGCTACTTCGGTGAGGGCGGCGTCTGGGTGCGCTGGGATTCTGACGGCGGCGACAACGAGAAGGTCACCACCATGGTGCCCTCGACCGACCAGTTCACAGGTCAGCCGCTGTTCGATCCCAACGGCCAGCCGACCATGCAGCAACAGCAGACGCAGAAGCGCACCGGTGCGCCGACGTACACGCCGATCTTTCCGTGGAACCTGACGCGCGACCCGAACACGCGCAGCCCGAGCTGGATTCAGACGCGCGAGAAGACCTCGAAGTATGAGCTGATGGCGCTCTACCCCGAGAAGGCGAAGGAGCTCGAGCACCTCACGCTCACGCGCGAGTCCGAGCCCGGCGCGCTCGAGCTATTTCAGTGGGACATGACCTCGGCCACTGACGACGTGCTCGCGGTGAAGCATTGGTACCACCGTAACTGCAAGGCCGTTCCCGGTGGCCGCTACATCGGTTACGTCGGAGACGTCGTCCTGTGGGACACGCCCTGCCCGATCGCTGACGGGCTGCCAATCGTCAGCATGTGCACCGCGCGCTACTTCGACACGCCATTCGGCTACCCGGAGTTCGCTGACCTGCTCTCGGTGCAGGAGGCGATGGACGAAATCTGGTCGCAGGCGATCACGAACATCCTGAAGTTCGGCAACCAGAACTTGTGGGGCGAGGACGGCGTCGAGTTCGACCAGACCGCGTTCGCCAAGGGCGGCTCGTACTTCACGATGAAGGTAGGGCAGAAGCCGCCGCAGGCGATTGCGTGGGCCGAACTCCCCGAAGCGTTCAAGTACATGTCCGAGCGCTTGCCGCAGCTGATGGGAATCATCAGCGGCATGAACCCGACCATGCTCGGGACGCCCGACAACAACATCACCAGCGGCGTCTTCGCCACGTTGATGCAGGCGACGGCGGAGAAGTTCGTCAACGCGTCGCAGCAAGCCTACGACTTCGCGGTCAACGAGCTCGGCAACATCACGCTCGAGCTCATCCGCGCGAACAGCGATACACGCTTCGCCGCGCAGGTCTCGGGGGAAGCCAACATCCCCTACATGAAGTACTTCGAGGCCGAGGACTTCGGCGGCATCAAGAGCGTGCAGGTCCAGCGTCAAAGCCCCGTGATGAACAACATCGGCGGACGCTTCGAGGTCTTCGAAAAGACGATGGGGCTGCCGAAGGCGCAGCGCAAAGCCGCTGTGCAGATGCTCATGACGGGCGACCCGAGCGCGTGGATGGAGAACGACCAGAGCTGCCTGATTCTCATCCGCAAAGAGAACGAGCAGATGTCCCGCGGGCAGCAAGTTCAACCGAGTAAGACAGATGACCCGCTGCTCCACAACGAATCGCATCGTGCGTCGCTCGACCGGCTCCGCACGCAGGACCCGCCGCAAGACCCGCAAGGCTTCGCGCAGTGGAACGCCGCGGTTCAGGCGCACGTAGGCCACATCGCTCAGCACAGCATCCTGTGGGCGCAGACAGACCCGGTGTTCGCAGCGAGCTGCATGCTGCCGCCGCCCCCGATGTTCAACCCGCAAGCGGGCGCCTTCGAACCGCACCCGTCGATCGGTGGCGGAGCGAATGGCCGCCCCTTGCCGGCCGACGCTGAACCGCCACCGGGCGGACCCAAGCAGCCGCCACCCCCGCCGCCCGCAGCTGCAGACCAGCAGCAGCCCGGGCAGACGCAGGCCGCACCCAAACCATCGCCCGCCCGGCCCGCGCCGCCACAGGGCAGCAACGCGCCTGGAAGCACGCAGGCACCCCAAGGTAACGGAGCCCCCGTATGAGCGACACAGCGATAGGCAGTGGAGAAGTCGTCCGAGGCGCCGGCAACGCGCCGGGGCAGAGCGCGGGCGAGCCCATGCCCACGGTCACGACCAAGCAGCGGGCGAGCCTGGCGGACTTCGCCTCGGTCATGCGCGAGAAGAACGAGCTGGCCGAGCGCGGTGGCCAGCCAGCGGCCCAACAGCAAACCCGTGGCGGTCAGCAGCAGCAACGCCAGGAGCCCACGCGCCGCAGCCACATCGCTGACTTCAGTGCCCAGGTGGAGGCGCGCCAGGAAGCACCGAGCGATCCGATGGCGCCGCGCGAGCAGCAGCAGCGCCGGCAGCCGCAGCCGGGCGACCAAGACGGACCGCGCCGCGCCGACGACAACATGGGCGACCCGAACCAGGTCAAAGACCGAGGTCCCACGGTCGACCTGGACCCGAACGCCGACCCCGATCAACAGCAGGGCAACGGCGAGCTGCTCGAGCAAGACCCCAACGCCGAAGAGGGCCCGCTCGACGACCTGTCAGCGCTCGCGAAGTTCCGCGAGTGGGAGCAGTCGGACATGTTTCCGGAGGAGCTGGCTGGCAAGTGGCTGCACGAGGTCAAGACCAACGGCCAAGTGCGCTACGTGCCCACCTCCGAGCTCCAACAGGGCTACATCCGCGGTGTCGATTACAGACGATTTCACGGCGAGGCCCAGCAGCTGACCGCGCAGGCGCAGCAGACGCAGCAGTCGATTCAGCAGCACTTCGAGCAGATTCGTGACCCGAACCAGATGCTCGAGATCTTCGAGCGCAACGGCTACGGCGACACCCTCGAAAAGGTCGCATACATGATCGCCGAGCGCGTGCAGGAGGAGCGGGTCTCGATCCGCGCCGCCATGCAGGCCGCCAAACAGCGCTACCGCACCGACGACGACAACCACATCGAGGTCCAGCGCGCAGGCGAGCGCGTTCAAAACGCCCTCAAGCGCGCGCGCTCCGTCGAGGCAAACGAGCGGCGCCTGCAGTTCGAGCTTCAGCAGCTCGAGTCGACCAAGCAGCAAGCGGTCAGCTCCCAGCGTCAGCAGGAGTTCGCCAAGCAGTACGAGCAGCAGCTCAACGCCCTGCGCCCCAACGCCATGAAGGCCTACGGCATCCGCGATACGCCAGGCAACCGCCTCGCCGTAGCTCGCCACCTCGGCAACGTGATCGCCTCGACAGGTTTCACGGGCAACATCACCCGGGACCTCGTCATGCAGGCCGCCGCCGACCTCAAAGACGAGATGGAGGACGTGCGCTCGAACGAACGCGGAGCCGACCAGCAGTCCCAGACGCTCTCTCCCCAGCAGTGGCAAGACCAGCGGCGCGGGCAGAACGGCCAGTTCCAGCGCGGCAAGCCCCTGCCGCCCAACCGCATCGCCGCTGGCGGCGGCAAGCCCATGGGAGTCACCAACGGCAAAACCCGCGGCAACCTCTCGGACCTCGAAGCCATGATTCGCCGCAGCCGAAGCGGTGAGTAGTGACAGATTGACAGTGATAGAAGTATCAGCAATGATTTGTATAGCTCCCAAAGGCCTCGTCAACGGCCAGCGGGCGCGACTCACGCGAATCGGCACGCTCGTGACGCGATAGTACGGACCCCGCAGCCCCGGCACGCCCGGTTAGCAAACGCGGCTTATCCCGAACACGGTCGGCGATGACGGTACCCGAGCAGCGGAAGAGACCAACTCTTTCCTCTCGCAGGTGCCGCTATGTCGGCAGTCGATCCACAGTTCGCAGCAGATTTCACAGACCGCTACGGCGCATTCCTAAATCCCCTCCCCGAAGTCAACACGTTCCGCGAGTTCCTGAAGTTCGCGAAGAGCTCTGACAAGTCGGGCAAGCAGTTCCGGTATCCAGTCCAGGCGGCGATCTCGCACGGCCAGACAGCGGACCGCACTGGCACCGCGTTCGCGATCAACGCCGCACGTCCGGGCGTCGAGGTGGAGGCCATCCTCGATGGCACCGACCTCATCGTTCGCGAGACGTTCCCGTACTCCGCGATGCTGAAGGCGCGCAACGGCACCTCGCTGCAAGGCGACGCTGCTGCGTACTGGGACCCGATGGACAAGGTCATGATGACCACCCTTCGGTCCATGGAGCTCTACAACGAGCTCATGCTGATGTACGGCCCCGGTCCGACGACCACGGGCCTGTCGAACATCGGCGTGATCGCGACTACGCCTGTATTCGCGGGCACCGGCCCCAACTACAACAGCGCAACGCACCCGATCGTCCAGCTGACCCAGGCCTCTTGGGCCGCTGGCATCTGGAACAACATGGGCAGCGGCGGCGGCGCCAACTCGGGCGCGCTCGTGGACATTTATCAGTCCGACATGACGACCTTGCGCGTTGCTGACGTGCAGGTCGAGGGCGTGGTGAACCCGCAGCTCTGCCAGGTCCAGATGTTCAAGACCGGCGCGGCGATCGCGGTCACCGCGACCGACGTCATCATCCCCAAGGCGTGGATCAACACCACGTCGGTAGGCGTCGGCGGCATCCTTCGCAACACCGGCACGTTCGCGAACATCTCGGCGACGACCAACCCGTTTTGGCGTCCGCGCACGATCGACCTCGCTAACACCGCGATGACCGCCAGCAAGTTCTTGGCGATCACGTCGAAGCTGATGAGCAACGGCGGAAAGAACGGCCTCACCGCGTGGTGCAATCCGATCGTGTTCAGCGACTTGGTGGACGCGACCATCAACAACACCCGCTGGAACAACAGCATGGGTGACAACAAGGTCAAGATGCAGGGCGCTGAGACGCTCGAGTTCATGACCGCTGTTGGCGTGTGCACGCTCAAGCGGCACCCGTACATGAAGCAGGGCGAGATGTGGCTCTTGGAGCCGGAGACGTCGATGCGTATCGGCGCCTCTGACATCACGTTCCGCGGAGCGAACGGCAACGAAGGATTCTTCCTCGAGCTGGCAGGTAACGCGGGTTCCGAAATCCGCGCCATGTCGCAGCAGGCCGCGCTGTTGACCTGCCCGTACCACAACGGCCTCGTGACCGGCATCCTCTCGCTAAACGCCGACACCTCCGGCTCCTGATTTCTTCCACACGCCGGCAGCGCGCGGTCCCCTTCCCCGCGCTGCCGGCTCCTGGTTTCGGAGACAGCGATCGATGAGCAGCCAAGGCAGAGCAGGACGGTACGCGGTAGGAGTCGGCTCAGGCCTCGCAGCTGGCGCCGCATCTGGTGCAGCCATTGGCGGCCCCTGGGGCGCGCTCGTGGGTGGCGTGGTCGGTGGCGTAGGCGGCGCGATCGGCACGGGTGTGAACGAGGGGAAGATCTCGGATGCCGAGAAGCGTCGCGATGTGGGGCGTGCGCGCGAGAAGAAAGAAGTCCTGCTCGAAGTGCTGCGCGACCAAGCCGCGAAGTACGGCTACGACACGCGCGCGATGGACACCGCCGCCCAGATGCGCGGCATCGACTATCGCAACCGCGAAGAGGACCGGCAGTGGAACCTGCAGCAGCAGACGCTCGACCCGAACGCCTTCGTGGGCATGGCGATCAATGGCACGCGCGCAGCCAATGGCATCTACAACGCAGCCAATAAGCCCTCGGCCGGACCTGACATCCCGACGCTGCAGAACCCCGGGTCGGAGCAGTTCGCGCAGTCGAACCAACCCTTCCAGCTCGGCACTCCGCAAGCGTTGCAGGAAGATGAGTACGCCCTCGACCCGAACCGCTACCGGCTGACCGGAGGGTTTCGCTGATGCGCTCTGAGGAGCTCGAGTCAGCTTGCCGGCAGACATCGTTCATCGGCGACGCCGCGCAGTACCCAGCCTATCCGCAGACCGTCGTGCTCAACGAGCTGAACGACAAGCTGCAGACGGCGTTCGAGGACGTCGTGGTGAAGGCTCGCGCCGGCTACTGGCTGCACGAGTTCGTCTACACGACGACAGCGACCAGCGCGCGCTACCGCATCCCTGGCCGCGCCGTCGTAGGAGGCCTCGAGAAGGTCGAAATCAGCGCGGGCGGGACCAACCCGTTCAACAAGCTCGCCGAGGTCCCACAGAGCATCGTGCAGGACTACGAGGGCAACGCCCCAGGCTTCCCGTTCGTGTTCACCGTGCAAGGCGATCAGGTCGAGGTAGTGCCCGCGCCGCCCGCAGGCATGACGCTGCGCCTCACGTACTACATCCGCCCGTCGCGCCTCGTGCCGAGCCAGAGCGACCCCAACGGCACGGTGCGCGGCAAGGTCACTGTGGTGAACACGGGAACGCGCGTGATCACTGTCAACGCGCTGCCGTTCGACCAGTCGCTGACGGTGCCCGTAGCCATCACCACGGCCGTCCAGTCGGTCGACATCGTCCACGCCGATGGATGGCACGAGCTGAGCCTTGTGGGCGCCACGCAGACGATCAGCGGCCTCAACATCACGGTGGGCGGAACTGACTCGCTCGGTGACGTGCAGAACGGAGACTTCGTGCGCGTGGCGGACCAGACCGACTGGCCGTGCTTGCCCGACGACTTCCACCGCTGCCTTGCTGACACCGCGGCGATCAAGATTCTGTACGAGCTGAACCTGACGGCGAAGGCGCAAGCGCTCGAGCTGTCGAACGGCTTCGACATGACGCGCTTTCGCAGCCTGTTGCTGCCGCGTGTGAAGGCCGAGCCCAAACAGATCGGCATGATTCGCCGCTCGCGCGGCTGGGGCTTCCCCGGCTGGCGGATGAACTCCTGATGGCGTCGAAGACGAAAGACAGCGTCAGCGGTAAGGAGGTTTTGCGGCCGCTCGGACTGCGCACGACGCCGAACCCCTACGGGCTGTTTCCAGAGGGCGCGCTATCAGACGCCAAGAACGCGGTGATGCGCCGGCCAGGTGAGATTCAGGCGGCGCCGAGTTACACGAACTTCACCGTCGCGAACGTCAGCTTCAACGTGGACGAGCCTTTACGGCTTCTAATGCCGCTCAACGCAGGGCACGTATACACGTTCACGCACACTGCTGGAGACGTTTGGTCCTCAGGAGAGAGCGTGGCTGGTGTGCCGCCGAACGCGGTCGCGTTTCCAGCCAGCGTCACCGGCGCATCGTTGTTCAGTCAAACGCGCGTGAGCGCCACTCGTTCACGTGATCGCATGCTGGTGAACAGCAAGCGCGGTGTGCTGGTCGGCGACAACATGCAGCCGAGCAACTCCACCGAGCGCGCGCTGCGCTGGGCTGGCCTGCCGCAGCCGAGCATATTCCCAATCAGCTTCACGTCTCCTACCAGCGCCCCGATACCAACGGGGGTAACCATCGGCTACTCCAGCGTCATCACGCGCGAGTTCTCTGATGGATATGTAATAAAAAGTGTCCCATCACCGCCGATTCGTTACAACAACAGCACCGGAAGTTCTCTGCAGCTGACGATTCAGGTCGAATGGATAAACATAGGTGTTGTCAAATCGGGAGATTACATAGAGCTGTATCGTACTGATGGGCTGAGCACGTCGAGCGTAGACGCAGATCCTGGGTCTACGTTCAAGCTATGCGCACGTGTTCAGCTAACAGCTACTGACATCACCAATGCATTCATTGACATAATCGACCGGCAACCGATGTTCGCTCCGTTCTACACAACGACCGGGCGCGAGCTGTATACGAACCCCTATCAAGAAGGCGCGCTTGGAGCGAACCGTCAGCCAGATACGTGTCAGGCAATCGCCACGTTCAAGGGCTTTACGTTCTACGGAAACATCACCGAGCGTGCGCAGGCCACTATTTCTATACCCGGTGGACTGTTCGGAAGCCCGCTGAGCAGGAATGCATATCGACGCGCAAATGGTGTAGGAGCCCGGCTCGTTAACGGCACCTCCACCTCTGGAAGCGCGACGATTACTGCGGTCCCTGTCGCGGATATCGTTGGCATAGTTCCGGGTCAGTATTGGTTTGATAGCTCAGGGATTTTCGCGTTCGGGACTCGTGTTTTGTCTGTTGGCGCTACGTCTATTACGATGACCGCGAACGCTCTTTCGTCCGGTGCATTTACAGATAAAATCATCACTGACATAGCCGAGATTGATGGCGCCATACACCCGGTAGCAGGTGGCGCTACTTTCGCTGTCAACTCTGCATACGAAACGACTAACAATCAGTCCGTTTCGTATAATGCAGACTCTACGTCTGACGGTCTTGTTACCGTCATTGAGACGGCTATTGTGTACGGGTCCATTGGCGGTTCTCAAAACATCACCCTGCGGGCAACGCATGGAAATCTATATTCTCCGACGTTGCCAGAGTACAACGTAACAGCACAGACGTTCTCACCTAAGGCTACTACGAACCTACTTCGCTGGAGCAAGGACAGCGAACCGGAGCACGTCCCCAGCGACAACGAGACCCAGGTAGGCACAGGCCAGATCATCGCGCTTGCCACCACCAAGGACGCGCTGTGGATCGCGTGCTCTGACGGCGTGTATCGGCTGAGTGGCGATGGTGGCTCGTGGCGTGTCGACCTAGTGGCGCCTGCGCTCGTGCTGTGCGGTCCGCGCTGCATGGTCAACATGCGCGAGATCATTTACGCGTACACAAACTTCGGCTTCGGCGCGATCACCGACAGCGGCTTTGTGCCGATCAGCCATTCTCTGCTGCGCGTGCCATTGCCAGGCCCACCGTTCTCCGAAACAGGAGACATCGTGCTTGGCAGAAACGACGCCGAGGGAGAGGTGTTGATCAGCCCGTCTTCGGCGTTCTTTTCGAATACTTACGTATACAACACGCTTACCGACGCGTTCACGTACATCTCGGACCCAGCCAACCATTTTACCTCGATCACAGCATTCGCTTGGCAGGAGAGTCCGGCGTCTGGCGTGCAGTGCACGCTATGGGGGAAAAGCGAATCCGGCTCCGCACCGGCTTACATCTGCTGGAACAGCACCGCGGCCTACTTGCCGATCACGGTCATCTTCCATCCGTTCTACGCGGGTGAAGCGTTCACGATGAAGCAATGGGTCGATATGACCTTCATGTTCATCAACGAAAGCGCGGGCTACACGATGACGGCCACGTGCTTCGGCTCGGCGTCGGGCGTTGGCCTGATCACGGCACCACTGGGCAACGAAGCCTACGCGACGTTCGGTGTCGATCGGCGCTTCGCCATGGCTCAGAAGATCCAGCCCGGGCTGCAGATCAGCAGCATCACCGCGAACCGCGTCTTTCTGTACGGCGTGCGCTGCCGCTACGTACCTCTGACGTTGCAAGAGGGGGTCCGGCAGTGAGCATCAAGTTCAAACTGCCTAAGCTCATCTTCGGCAAAGACCACGACGAGCTCGCGAACCACGCGCGCAACGTGCAGGAGCTTTTCAACAAAGTGCCCGTCATCGAACATCGCACCATCGAAGCTCTCTATGACGAGCCGATGACGCTGCAGGCGGCGGAGGAGCCGTTCAGTATCGAGCTGGTTCGCATCGCCAACGTGTTCGCGCTCGAGCAGCCCGTGACTGCGTGCAACGCCATGGTGCACTACGTGTGGCGGCCGAACCTCGGCGGCGCGCAGATCACAAACATCGGCGGCATGAGCGTCGCGACCAACGGCACCACCAAGTACCGATTCTATTACCGCATCACATACAGGATGGCGTGATGGCAACTGGACTTGTCAAGAAGAACCAAACGGTTGTCACGCGGCAGGCTCCGGGCGCAGCTACGCAGCCGTCCAACTCGGTGCCAGGCGCTCTGAACAGCGGCCCCTTCACGATCAACACGGCCCCGCCTCCGCCGCAGGTCACGAGCGCGCCATCGACCGCTGTCGGCACGAGCCAATACACGGGCCTCGCCAAGAACAGCAGCGCAAAGGGCACGGGCGTCCCGCAGTCGTTCATTGACGGCATCGCGAATCTCGCCGCTCAGGACACGCAAGCGGGTCACACACAGTTCAACTACAACGGGCAGAACTACTCGCTGCCAGGTGGCGGAACGATCGGCGCAGCAGCGACGGGGCAGGCCAACCCGCCGATGTCGCAACAGCAGTTCGACGACACTGTGCAGAAGGCTTGGAACTCGCTGCCGCCCGACAAGAAGCAGCAGTACATCCAGCAAGACCAGACCGCGGTCGCTGGCATCAACACTGGCAACATCACCGGCTACGCGACGCAAACCGCACTCGGCGCGCCTGCGATCAATACCGCGGCTGCCAACAAGACGTGGAACACCACTGTCCAGCCGGCACTGAACAAGTCGACCGTAGCTCAGGACGCGCAGGTCACAGGCGATCACCAGGCTGAAGACGAGATCGCTGGCAACGCCGCGAAGTACGGCACAACGCTGGACCAAAACCAAGCGCTGCGCATGGCCGGCATCAAGACGACCAACGACGCCAACAGCGGCCTTGCTGCGGACTACATGGGCGCTACGCAAGCTGCGAACGCCCAGAACTTGATCTATGGCCAGCAGTGGACCGACGCCGCGAATAGCACGAACGCGAATCAGACTGGGCTGTTCAACAATCTGAGCTCTGCAAACGCGGCGACGAGCGCGAATCAGACCGGGCTGTTCAACCAGAACGCCAGCACGCTGAATGGCATCACCTCGAATCAGAATCAGCTGCTTTCCAACCTAGGCGGACAGGTTTCGTCATCGAACGCACAGCAGAATCAGATTCTAGGCGAGTTCAAGCAGCAGCTCTCTGCGATGAACAAGCAGGACCAGGCTGCCTATCTGCAGTACATCAGCGAGACCAATCCGCTGATGGCGCAGATGATCGCGCAGGGCTCGAACCCCGCCTATGTCGCGAACCAAGAGAACGCGGTCGAGCAGTACAAGAAGAACTACAACCCAGAAGTCACTGACCAAGAGCGCCTCCTCGCCGAGCTCGCGCGCCGCAAGTTCGAGAGTGACGACCAGTCGAGCCGCGAAGCTCAGATGCAACAGCTCGCCGGCCGCGGGCTGAAGTCGGGCGGCCTCGTCATCGCAGGCACGCAGTCAGCGCGCGAGCAGAACAGCCAAGATCGCCAACTCAATGAGCTCGGCCTCAGTGCCCAAGCCGTGTCCCGCGCCGAGCGCAACCGTGCTGGCTACACCGATGCATCGGCCACGCTGCGCAACGCCGATGATGCAATGCGCAACTTCCAAGACCAGTACGCGCAGAACGATGCTGTGCGCCGCGGCAACCTCGCGCAGCAACGCGACCAGCAAGAGCTGAACACGTCTTGGCAACAGACGCAGCGAGACAAGTACGGCTACGACGCCGGCTCACAGACCGTGCGCGACAACTTCGGCCGCAACCTCGACTACTACAACGCTGGCACGCAGACGAACGAGGACAACACCGGTCGCGCCAACGACATCTTCAACAACGGCACGATGACGAACACGACGAACAGCATGCGTGATCAGAGCACGTTCAACGCTGGTACGACCACAAACAACGACAACTTTGGCCGCACCACGGGCGCGATCACTACGAACATTGGCATCAACCAGGGCAACCTAGGCAACACGCTGACCGCTACTGGCGTGTCGATGGGAACGAACAGCGCGAACGACACGCGCTATCAAGGCGGCCTCGACCATGGAGACCTGAACGCCGGCAGTGAGCTTACAGCCAGCAATATTGCGCCAGGCCTCAGGGTCCAAAACCGCGCCGCCGAGGTGAGCTCGGCCCAAGGCGGCGCGCAGACTGCGGCGAACGCCGCCGGCATTCGCAGCGGCATTCAAACAGGGCTTACTAAGGAGCAGATCGACGCGCTCGAGAAGGTGCTCGGCTACAAGATCGGCGACCAGCAAGTCGCGACTGCGAAAGGCATGGGCTGATGGCCTACCGCTACTCACTGCGCGACGAGAACGATCCGCTTCTCGCGCTGCTCCAGCCTGACGGCAGCGACAACGCCCCGAGCCTGTCTATGTCCGAGGAGTCGGGTGAAGGCGCCCCTGACAACGAGACGTCCGAAGGCAGCTCTCCCAGGGACGACGTGCTCACCTCGATGCTGCTCGACCAGGGCCGGCCGCGTGGAGACGCCTACCAGCCTTCCCCCGCTGCAGCCTCGCAGAACGCTGACCGTCAGTCGCTCGATGCCGCGTGGACGCAGCGCGAGCGGGAAGCGCTCGACGCCTCGAAGCCGCAGCAGTATGGAGTGTGGGAAGGCTTGCGCGACAACGCCGCGCCGGTGCTCGCGGGCGCGCTTGATAGCATCTTCAACAAGGGCCGAGGCCTCGGCAACATCGTGCAGGGCGCAGCGGGCGAGGTGGGCGCGCAGCAGGCTCGACGCGACGCCATGCGCAAGCAGGAGGGCGACCTTGCGATCGCGATCCGCGGCAAGAAGGGCGACGAGCTCGCGGCGCAGCGACTTCAGTACGCCTACGATTCGCTGCACGCGCGCGAGAGTGCGGCGGGCGGAGTCGGTGATCGCTTCAACCTCAATCGCGGCGACCGCAACGACCCCAACAGTCAGCGCAACGCAACGGCCGAAGAGATGGCCTATAAGACCGCGCTTGCTCGTAAGCAGGGCGGCGCCGAGGGCGCGCACGAGTATGCCGATGTCGCCGCCCAAGACGCTGCGCTGAAGACCGGAGCGACCACGAACGCGGCGACCGATGCGCTCGAGGCCAATCCGCGGGCGATCACGGCTGAGCAGGAGATTCAAAACCAGCTGGCTCGCGACCAACTGGCGACCAGCCAAGGCATCCGCGCGCAGGGCGTCAGTCAGTCGAACCGCGACAAGTTCAACGCGCAGTACAAAGACGTACTCGACGTCGCACAGAAGGCGCGCGAGCTGAAGGACCTCTTCTCGAAGATACCCGAAGGCGGCGACTTGCCCGGCCTCGGCCCGATCGATGCGAACACGCCTAGCTGGTTGCCCCAAGGCTTGGGCGGGCCGAGCGATACTGATTTGAACGTGCGCAACCTCGTTGCCCAGTTCAAGAACCCAGGCGTTCACGCGCGTTCGGGCGCAGCCGTGAACCCGAGCGAGCGGCCGGCGCTCGAAGCGGAGTTCGGCAAGATCGGCGATGAGCGCGGCACCAAGACCGCGATCGACAACATCTACAACACGATGGTGTCGAAGCTGCGCGGAGGCGCGGCCGGCAAAGAGAACGACATCCGCGAGCTCCTGCAGAAACGCGGGCTCGGCGACGTGCTCGATCAGGTCGACCGCGCACAGGGCGCCTCGAGCTCGCCGCCGTACCCCATGCAGCCAGGCCAGGGTGGAGACGACAACTTCGTGGTGACTCCTGGCGTGAACAAGGGTCGGCGGTCACAGGTTGCGCCGGCGCAACCTGGAGAGCTCGGCGCACCAGCGGCGATCAAGGTCCAGGGAGATGCCGGTGGCGTCATGCGCCACATTCGCAAGCCTGACGGCACGGTCGTTCCCACGATGAAGTCCGACGAGGAGCTCTCGCGACTCCCGCGCGGACCGCGCGGCTACCAGGTGCTCGACTAATGGGAGCGCCCGGCATCAAGTTTCAGGAAGACCCGGACGTCGAGGCCGCGCTCGCAGGGCCGCCCGAGCCTGCGTTCCAAGAGGACCCCGACATCGAAGCGGCGCTCTCGCAGCGTGGCGGCAACACCACGGGCGGCGAAGTGGATCCGTCCATCCCGCCGCAAGCCGACCCGGGCGACTGGACCTCCTCGCTGCTTGCCGCGCGACAAGACGACCTCCACCGCAATCGCGGCCTGGACCCAGCCGAGCGCTTCTCTGAGGCGCTCGTGGGAACCATGGCCCCTGTCGCCAAGGGAGCGCGCTGGGCGGCGCGTGCGGGGCTGCAGGGCGTCAACGCTGGCGCGACCGGCGCGCTCGCGTCGTACCGCGACAAGGGCGATCTGATGCAGGCGCTCAAGGACGGCGGGGCGGCGGCGCTCATGGGCGCGGGGCTCACCGGCATCGGTGGATCGGCCGTGGGCAAGTTCGGCGACAAGTTGGCCGAGGGCGAGGCGCGCGCGGCGGCGCTCGAGCCAGACCGCAGTTCAGCGATGCTCCGTAGCTTCGGCATGCGCGGCAGCGAGGTCGACAAACTCGCCCCGTGGAAGCGCGAATCGCTCACGGGCACCGCGGATGAGATCGTCGGAAATAACAGCCGTTGGCTACCCGGCACGGTGAAAGAGCTCGGCCGCGATGCCGAGCGCACGGTTGGAACGGCGAGCGCGCAGAAGGATGTGCTGGCCGACCAGCTCGACGAGCTCGGCGCGCGCGTTGACCCCCGCGAGGTCGGGCGCCTGCTCCGGCAGGGCAAGGCTGACTACTCCCCGAGGCTGCCGATCGGGCAGGAGAAGCGCAGCGCTATCGAAGACCTCGCCAGCGGCTACGCGAATGCACCCCAGGACGTGAAGCGCGTAGGCACCACGTACAACGTGGGCGCGAACGAGCCACCCATGCCGCCGCCATTGCCGAACGACGCGCGCAATGTCGACGTGTTCGAGGGCGCCGGCAACGTGCCGCCGACCGAGCGCGGCCTGTTCACTCGCCGCTACGCGCCGAACGACGCGGTCCCCGTCGAGCCGCCGCCCTACGAGCCGCCACCGGGCGACTTCGCCAACGCGCCACCCGAAGCGCGCGGACTGCTCGAGCGCAACTACGGAACGCCCCCACCGCCTCCACCCGGGCCGCCGCAGCCGCAGGGCTACCAAGCCATGCCGCCGCCGTTGCCGCAGCCTGCGCCTGACCTGCGCGGCAGCGTCACGAGCGCCCGCGGAGAGTACGCGCCCAACGGCGTCCCGTTCCGCGAGATGAACCTCGAGCGGCAAGCGGCTGGACGCGAAATCCCCGCGGGCACGCCTCCGACGCCGGCCAACGAGTTCCGCCGGCAGACGTACGGCGCGATCAATGACGCCATGGAGCAGGGCGCGAACCAAGCCAGCCCCGGACTCGGCTCGGAGTGGAACGCTGCCAAGACCACCGAGGGCAACGCCCGCATGCTGACCGAAGCCTCGTTCAGCGCGCAGGACATGGCCGGCCCGCGGCCCGCGCTCGACCGCGGCGACCTGACCAACATGGCCGGCGGCGCAGCTGTGGGCCTGAAGCTCGGAGGACCGATCGGTGCAGCTGTGGGCGGCGGCGTAGGCCTCGTGGGCGGACGCATGCTCGAAGGTCGCGGCATGGCAGCGAACGCGGCGATCCTCGGCGCACGCCAGGGCATCAACCGCGCGCAGGCTGCTGTGGCCCCACCCGTGCAGGCCGCTGGCCAAGCGCTGCAGCAGAGCGGCGCACCGAGCGCGATCCTGAGCGAGCCTGCGAACCCGAACCCCGACCAGCATCAGGCGCTGCGCGACTGGTTCCAGCAGAAGGGCGTGCGCATGGAAGATGTGCCGCAGCAGTCTCGCGGCAACCTGCTCGGCAACGCCGCCCAGCAGCTCCTGCAGACCGACCCGCAATCGCTCGGCCAGTACCAGCAGCAGATCGCCGATGCGGCAGGCAAGGGCCAAGAGGCGCTCAACGCGCTGATCGTCAAGCTCGAGACCGACCCTCAGTTCCGCACGGGGCCGATGCTCAAAATGCAAGCACTCACAGGAGAACACTGATGGCCTTCGACATCGCAAGCGTCGCGAACCGCATGGCGCCGGGACTTCCCGGAACGAGCCCACCCAAGATCGCAGTCGCCAACGGCGCCAACGCCGCCGTGCAGCTGCGAGCGGCGGCGGGTGCGGCGCGCTACTACTCAATCAAGTACGTTGCCAACACTCCTGCGGCTGGTCAGGGCGCGACGATCGCCACGGGCGACTCGACGGTCGCCGTACCAACTGCGAACGATCCGCTGTTCGAGACCGCGGACGGCTGGCAGGACATGATCTTGAGCGTGGGCGCGACCCACATCCGCGCGTTCGGAACTGCGTCCGGAGTAGGCGTTCTATACGTCTGGGATCGAGGCAGCTGAACCATGAAGGGCGAGTACGAAGCACGGTTGAAGGTCCCGCCTTACAACCAGACCGACAACACGTTTCGGCGTGTCATTCGGCAGACGATCGGCGCAGCTGCGACAGGCGGCACGATCGCCAACATCCCCGATGGCGGGTGCTTCTTTTCGTGGCTCGCAGACGTCGATTGCTACATCCACTGGGGCACGTCGTCAGTGCAGATCAGCGCCGACCCAGCGACGTCCATTTTCTTCCCAGCTGGCGTCGTATGGGACTTCTGGCACGTGCCGCTCGATAACTACTTCAACAAGATTCAGAAGACGACGGGCGGCAATCTCTACTACTGGCGCTCAAGCCCGTGAGGTCACGATCATGATGACACAACCCGACATCGACGCAGCGCGAGGCGCGCTGCTGAACGCGCGCCAGGCTGCATACGAAGCGTACTTCAATGCGATCGTGGCGAACGATAAGCCCGGTAAGACCGCGGCCAAGCAGACCGTCAACGACCTTGCAGACCGCGAGGACGCTATCAACAACATTCAGGCTGTGTTCACGCAGCTTCACCCGTAGGAGGACTGAGACATGGCGACAGGCTGGGCGCGTCAGCGCCGCACTGATGCACAAAACTGGCTGACCGGCGTTGGCGCGCCAACGCGTCCCTCTGCCTGGTTCGCCGCTCTCACCACCACCAACCCCGGAGACGCGGGAGCAGCTAACGTTCCGGCTGGAACCATCGAGCCGACGTCTACGGGAACCTACGCGCGCCAGACGCTTGCGTGGAACACGACGGCATTGCCGTCGTCCGACGCCGCGGCGAACGCGACCAACTCCGCGCTGATCACGTTCGGCCCGAGCTCGGCAGCGTTCAGCACCGGCGCAACGGCGCTTGGCTTCATCGCGATCTACGACACAGCCACGCTGGCCACCGTCGCAGAGGCCAACTATCACGGGCGCGCGGCGATTGCGGGCGGCGGCTTCGCGGTCAACGCAGCGGGCATCAGCATCACCTTCGCGGCCACGACCGGGATCGTGATGGGGATGATCAGCGCATGATGCGAGCACGCTTCACCGAGAACGCGACCGGCATCGAGGTCATCGCGCAGACGCTCTACCAATGGGGAGAGGACGGTCCAGCTTTCGTGCTCGTCACCTTTCCGGAGATTGGACCCGGCATCCCGGGCATGGAGTACGGGCTCGAGCGCAAGACGTTCGATCGGCACTTCAGCATGTGCCCGAACCAAGACATCAAGGCGCGCGCGTTCAGCGGGAATCCGCAGACGCGCCCGCTTGTATCGCAAAGGGAACTTGACGACGCAGCGCTTCTCCAGTGGGCGCGCGCGGTCAAAATGGGGTGATGCATGGCGACGGTTACGCAATGGTTCGACCCGCTCGGCGCGCGTGGATTTTCCACGGTGAACACGCCCGAGATGTTGCAATCGAACGGCACGAACTTCCCCGTCAACAGCTATGCGTTTGACGGGGCGGGTGCGAGCGTTGAGGCGATCTACTTTGTTGGTTACGCAGCAAACTACGGCGCGAGTAACCCAAACATCACGTTGCTGGTCGATTGGTTCGGTTTGACCAATGCGGGCAGCACGCTTGCTTGCATCTTTCAGTGCGCGATCGCGAAGCAGACGCCCGGAACGGCGGCTTCGATCCTGACCAAAGCGTTCGCGACAGCGCAGGCTGCTGCAGGCGTGAACGTCACCACGACGTCGGCTGGCTTCCCCGTGCGTTCGACGATCACGATTACGAACCTAGACGGCATCACCGCGGGTGACACCTTCTTTATCAAGCTGTTCCGAGACCCGGCAAATGCTGGTGACACGTACCTGGGCGACGCGTGCGTGTTCTCTGTCGAGATGACCTACCCGGACGTCTAACCGACTATGACGGTCTCGCAGACAAACACCGGCACTGCGGGACCGTTGCTCGGCATGGTGTCCGGCGTCACGAGCACGCCGAACCTGATGTCGAGCACGTACTCGATGGCGTGCCGTGTGCGCTGGTCGATCAGCGGCACCGCGACCAACATGGTGTTGTGCTCGATGCAGGTGGCCGCGAACGCGCGCGGCTTCTACTTCCAGCGCAAGTCTGGCGATGCGGCCACGATCGTCGAGGTCTACCGCTTCAACGGTACATCGACATTCAACGTTGCGAATGCCACCGGCGCATACGGCAGCACCACGGCCTGGGTGCACATCGGCGCGACCTACGACGGCACCACCATCCGGACCTACGTCAATGGCGTCGCGAGCGGCACCGTCGCAAGTGCCGCTTCGCTGCTCGCTACAGGTGTCGCAGACAAGATCACGCTGTGCGGGCCGTTCAGTGGCGATATCTGCGACGTGGTCATGTACCGCCGCGCCCTCTCCGCGCAGGAGATGAACGAGATTGCGATTTCTCGGTTGCCGATCAACCGACGCACGGATCTAAGCGGATGGTGGCCGATGACCGACCCCACGAGCCTCACGCTCGCGGGCATCGACTACAGCACGATCGGCAACCACTGCACGCTGCAGGCTTCCGGAGCGAACAACCCGAGCGCGACCCACCTCGGCGTTCCGGTCCCGTACTTCGCCAGCAGTAACCGCCTGATTCTTCCGCAAGGCGTCGTGAACGTCGCGACGGCCGCGGGCCTCACGAACACGACCGGTTCAGCTGCCGCTGGCGAGAGCATCTCGCAGACCGCCGCAGGCCTCACAAACACCACTGGCGCTGCGGCGGCTGGAGAGTCCATCGCCCAGACAGCAGCCGGTCTTACGAACACCACGGGCACCGCAGCTACCGTCCTCGTCTACCCGTCGATCGCGGCCGGCCTCACCCAGACCAAGGGCGACGCGACCAACATCGAGGTCTTTCCCAGCATCGCAGCTGGCCTCACCCAGACCACAGGCGCCGCCAGTGGCGCAGCTACGGGGGCGTTTGCCGCCACGGCAGCAGGTCTGACACAGACGACAGGCGCGGCCGCAGCGAGTGAGCTCGTATCGCTGACGGCGGCCGGCAGCACTCAGACGACCGGTGCCGCGAACACCGTCTTGGTCTACCCGTCGATCGCTGCTGGATTGACACAGACGAAGGGAGATGCCGCCGTAAGCGGCTACTCGACTATCGCCGCTGGCCTAACAAACGTGACAGGTGATGCCACGGCCTCGAGCAGTGCTGGCCCGACCGGACCGGCGCTCGGCAACAGGCAGGACACTGCTGACAGACGCTGGTTGGGAGGCATCGGCGCACGCAGAAACCTACGCCGCTGACAACATGTGAACAGCTGCGAATCGCCTCGATTGCAGCTGTTAGCTGCGTCACGATCTGACTATCAGGCGGTGAGTGCAGTGGACTTCCAGCTCCTAAATTTCATCCTACGTCTCGTCGGCGGGGCTGCTGTCGCGATCGGTCACTCGACCGTGCTGCCGGCGCCATGGGGTCAAATCTTGGGCGAGATCGGCGCGGGGCTCGTGCTGTATTCAGCGCAGCGGTTCGGTGACGTGCCGATATCGGATTTACCCGCAGAGATCCAAGAAGCCGTCAGGCCGAGCAAATCGCCGTGACATCGGTCCGCAAGCGCATCTCGTACCTCACCGACCGGGTGTTGCTCGAGATCACGACCGGCCTCTCGCTCGCCTACCAGCTCCGCCCGCTGCCGAGTCTCATCCAGCGCTGGCGCGATCACCTCGAGATCGCGCTCGTGGACGCCATGCTCGTGGGCAAGGCAGAGGCCGAGGTGCCTCTGCCTCTGACGGCAGAGCTCGCCGATACGCAGCCGGTCAAGGGTCCTCCGAAATCTTGAAGTCGCGGACGTACTCGCCAGCCGTCTCCACCTGGCCGATGTAGACGTCGTCTATCTCGGCGTTGCCGTCGAGACCGTCGTAATACTCGGTCAGACGCGCGACCATATCCAACAGCGCCTGCACCAGCGGTTCACGCTCGCGATAGCGCTTGAGCTCGGCGACCATCGGGTCCCAGTGGTTCTCGTAGTAGATGCCGGACTTGACGTGAACTATGTCCTGCTCTCCGCGTAGGCGGACGACCTCGTTACGAAGTGTTCGCAGCACTCGCTGCTCGATGGTGTCGCCATCGGCGTCCTTGGCCAGCTCCATTGCTACCTCAACGTCATCGTCGTCCATGTCATCCCTCCATAAATAGAACCCGCGCCGAGGCTTCACAGGCAGCCCCATTTTATGGTTCGAGTTGACGAGGAACTGACGTCCTCGGCGCGGGCCCGGCCGCTAGCACCATGCTAGCGGATCGCTCGTGATTCTAATTGGTTGACTGTGATGCGTGAGCATGGTCACAGTCCAGCCCGGCGCGACCCCGTGGGTTACCTCCCGGTTTCCTGTGGGGCCGCGCCGTTGCTCATTTGAGCGCTGCGCGTAGCGCCTTCGCACCAATCGACGCGTGCTCATGGAGCGGCTCCGGCTTCGATCGACCAAAAGCGGATGTAAACAGCAACGCCTCGACACGCGCGAGCTTGGCCTCAAGCTCTTTGAAGATGTCCTCGCGCGCCAGCTCGTTCAGCTCCAACCCCTTCAAGGTGCTCTTCAGCCGCGCGTTCTCCACGCGCAGCCGCTCTACATCCTTCGACTGGTCGTAGATCACGCCTTCCAACGCTCGCACGCCCTCGATCATCTCGGCGCGTGCTTCGTCCAGCGCATGCGCGCGCAGCCAGTCGATCTCAGCGCTCATCGCCAAGACCTGCGCGCCTGACCAGAACGTCGCGGCCTCATCGCGCAGCCGACCGACCTCGAGGCACCCGCACAGCTCGGGGTTGCCTGCGCAATGCGCGCAGATGCCGCACTGCTGACGCACTTCGGAATCGTCCTTTGATGTATCCGTTTCCATTGCGTATTTCCCCTAGTCCCTATTCATCGCGCGAATCTATATCTGATCGTTTCACTGAACGCTACGATCAACAAAACTCAATCATTCCGCAGTCGGACAACAGTGTTAGGAGCGCCTGAAGCTCCCGCACTCGCCGCTGCATCCGTGGTTTCTGCTGCACTGCTGCTGCAGCGCAAACGCGGGACGCCGCGTGATACGTCGGCGTGGTGGTGGTCCCCTCGCAGCTTCACCTGCGCGTAGACGTGCTGGAGCATCTCCACGCTCGTTCCCATGTAGCTCGCGAGCTTGAGCGGGCTGACGTCGGCGCGCGCCATGTGGGTCGCGTACGTGCCGCGCAGGTCGTTTGGATGCAGGTCCTCACAGATGCCGGCGCGCTTGCCTGCAGCGCGAATCGTGCGGTTCTGCGCGCTCGGGTCCCACGGCTCGAAGCCGCTCCAGCTCGCTCGGAGCGGGTAGAGCGCTTCGAACAGCTCCGCGGGCATCGGCACCCATCGTTTGCTTCCTGGCGTCTTGGTGCCGTGGACGTGGACGTAGCGGCCTTGCCAGTCCCAATCGGCAATCTTCCACAACTCCGACTTCCGCACGCCGAGCTGCAGGTAGGCGAGTGCGTGCAGCTTCCGGTCCGCTGGCATCGCGAGCAGGAACGCGCGCTGTTCGTCGACCTCGAGGACGCGCTGCGGTTTGGCCTTCGTCGAGCCGAGGTCGGGTAGTGCGGGCGGCTTCAGGTGAACGGACTTGAATGCGCGCTCGAGCACGTTGAGCTCGCGATCGACGGTCGCAGCCGAGCGCATGGAGCGCGACCAGATGGCGTATTCGATGACCTTGTCGGCGTCGATGTCGGCGATCGGTCGGTCCATGTCGAAGTGCTCGGCGAGGGCCATGGAGCGCTCGCGCATGGCGCGCAGGGTGACGGGTGCGAGGCCTGCTAGTTCCGAGGCTTCGGCGAGCGCGCGGAGAGCCTGCGCAAGCGTTTTTGGTTTGCACGTTTGAGACTCGCCTCCAAGAGCGAGGCCGCGCTCGATTTGGTCGGCGATGATTTGAGCGGTCTGTCTGGACTTGGCGCTCCCGTCGTCGCGGATTCCTGTGGACTTCGCGATGCGTCTTCGCGCGTTGCCTGCCCAGTACCAGCAGTAGGCTTGATGTTTGTCGCTTCCCGGTCGTTTGAAGAGTTCGGCCACGATTCGCCCCTTTCGAAAGCCCGTAGATACCGCTCAAAAGACGACTGCGAAACACGCCACCCGATGCCATCGACCTTGAATCCGCCCAGGCGCGCCATGAGTGCGTAAGCAGCGGTAAGTTTGCACCCAACCGCCTCCATGACGCGCTTCGGGCCGATCATGCGGGCAGTCACGCCTCGACCGCTTCCGGAATCTCCGGCATCTCGAAGCTGAACTCCCCGCAGTCGCACACTTCGAGCTTGGCCAGCTCGAAGCCGAACACCGCACAGCCAGGCAGGAACGAGTCCCACGCGTGACCAACTCGCCCGCGTTTCCCATCGTGTTGATACGACAGCACGGCGTAATGTCCGTTGTTCGGACCTCGATAGCAGTGGAAAGGGCTGTATTTCCTGATGGTCTGCTCGATGTGCTTGCGCTCCGGGTCTGTGCACCACGCCTCGAACTCAGCGAGCGTCGCAGCATCCGGCTCGTACTTGATGGAGCTCACGGCTTCAGCTCTCCGTGGAGTAGGCACGCGGAGTCGGCTGCCATGACGTGAGCCTCCTCGGTCGTGAAACCGTCGTGGTCTTCGCGCGACCATGCCTGCAGCCCTGTCAGCGCAGCATTGTAGGTCGCGTGCCAGCGTTCGATACGCAGCCGCTCTTTACGACCACGCTCGAGCGTCGCGTCCTCAGCTCGGCAGCTGAAGAACTCGTCTGGCGTGAGCGGCTCTTCGCCATCGTCTTTGAGTTCACGGTTCTGAACCATGAACAGACGGCTCCACTCCGCGAATAGCTGGTCCTCGGTCATAACTCCGCCTCAGCCTTCTCGAAAGCCTCGGTGATGTCCTCGATGCTCACCTTTGGTGGCAGCGGTTCGGCGCGCGCGCTCGGGCGCTTCAGGTCAGCGCATGACCGAACTTCGACCCATCCCTTGTAATCCTCTGGATACAAGTCGTCGTAGGTTGGCAAGTCGTCTTCGTGCGTCAGGTATGCGCCGTCGAGCGTCATACATCCGCCGTAGTCGCTAACCGCGATAACGCGATCGCCAGCGGGCCACCGTGCTCGAATCAGCTCCATCACAGGGCTGCTTGGATGTGTCCACTCACCCCATTTCAGCCCGCAGCCCATGTGGTGCGGATGTATGAACTCCTTTCGCGTAACGTTCACCGGTTTCCAATACTCGCCCATGTATCACCTCACCTGTACCAATTTGTTAGGTCGTCACTCGACGCTGGCACGTCGACGCCGAGCCAGCGATGTTTGCCCCAGTCGATGTGCTTGCGTATGCGTCCGGGCTGGTCGATCCAGCGCTGCAGCTCCGCGGCGAACGCGTCAGATGGCTCTGTCACCCTGGTGCTCGACGGGGCTGGAAAACCGTGCGTCGGTTTCCTCGTCTCCTCCATCATCCTTGGGCAGCTCACCAGTCTCGACATCCGCGCCGGCTGCCTCAGCTTCGAGCTTCCGACGCTCCACGAGCTCGACGCGCGCAGCAGCGAGGTACGGCACGGCGTCCACGCTGGCGCGCTTGGCGTTCGCTGCGCTCGCTGGCGTCTTGCTGCTCGCCGGCCCCTTCACGGTCGCCTCGAGTCGCTGGATGTACGCCACGAGCTTCTCGGTGGGGATGCTCGTCAGCGGTTGTTCGACGAACGAGCTGTTCGCGTAGAGGCCCCACACGCGCTCGTGCTTCTCCTCCCATGACTGGTCGTTCGCGTTGGGCGGAAGCTGCTTGTGTTCTGCAGCTGCAGGCGGCGGCATCTCCACAACCACCCGCGCCTGCACAGGCTCAGCCTGAGCCATCTCGTCATCCGTGTAGAGGCCGCTAAGGTCCTGGGGAAACGCAGCGCGCAAGCACAGCGCCTCGGCACACTTCGCAAGTTGCTCGGCGTCCATCTTGCGCCACATCGAGTTGTCCTGCGTGTATGCCTTCCAGCGCGCGATACGGACGATCGGGCGCTGCCAATCCGAGCGGTAGATCGTCGCGCGCGCAGCGGCCGGAGGCTTCTCAGAAAGCCAGATGTCTTTCCAGACCCCGTCGTCTCCGCACCACTGAAACTCGCCTTGGCCGGCGTACTTGCCTGTGCGCTCGGCGATGAGTCTGAACCCATCTATGCCGGTCTGAATCGTCATCTTCTTGACCCAACGAGGGCGTTCCTTCGTTCCTTCGTTGGAGTTGCGTAGGGTCGCGTAGATTTGCTTGGCGAACGGGTCTAGCCCTGTGCGCTTGCAGACCTGACTGAACATCGCGAGCTGTGCGTCGCTGATCTCCGGGCACAGCACCTGCTTGATGATGTCTGCCTGCTCGACGCTGAAAGCAGCGTCATGCCTTGCGAGCACGGTCATACCGCCACCTGCTGCTCGAGCACAGACAGCGTGCCGTCGATGATGCGATCCGCCGCCGCCCACCGCGCCGCCCACCGCGCCGCCGCCGCCTCCGCCGACGCCTCCGCCGACGCCTCCGCCTCCGCCGCCTCCGCCGACGCCGCCGCC